CGAACAGATAACCAGATTCTGGCCTGTTTATTATTATCCTGGGAACCAAAAGATGGCAGGAAAAGGAAACCTAATATGTTAGTTGATCCAGAAAATGAGTTGCCTTCTGAGTTAGAGACAGAAGAAGCCAAGCTAGAATCTACGATTGGTAATGACAAACCAGACCTTCCTGAAAGGTATCGGAATAAGTCTCTTGAAGACGTTATGAAGATGCACCAAGAAGCGGAAAAAGTCATAGGACGCCAAGCGCAAGAAGTCGGCGAAGTGCGGAAACTGGCTGATGAACTGATTAAGCAAAACCTCAATTCTAGGCAGCAACCTATTGCAGAGGAAGAGCCGGAAGTGGACTTCTATGAAGACCCACAAAAGGCAGTTCGTAATACGATCGATAAGCACCCTGACATCATTGAGGCTCGCAAGGCTGCAATGGAGTTGAGAGCGCTACAGACTCAGCAAAAGTTAGCTCAAGCACACCCTGATTTTGAACAAGTCGTTCGTGATGATGGGTTTGTGAATTGGGTTAAATCGTCAAATATCCGCTTGGATTTATTCAAGCGCGCTGATGCAGAGTTTGATTTTGATTCGGCTAACGAATTGCTGTCCACCTATAAAGAGTTGCGTGGTATTCAGACGAAGCAAGCGAACCAACAAGCATCAACGGCTCGCCAGCAAACAATGAAATCCGTGCAAGTTGATAGCGGTGGAAGCGGTGAGAGTTCAAAAAGAGTTTACCGACGTGCTGACCTAATTCGGCTAAAAATGAACGATCCAGCCCGATATGACGCATTGTCTGATGAGATTATGGCGGCGTATCAAGAGGGTCGGGTTAAATAAAACTTTTGATCTAGGAGTAATAAAATGGCAAATACAGCATTTTCCCCAACCAATAGCGTAACCGTATCAAGCGCCGGTACCTTCGTTCCAGAGATTTGGAGTGATGAAATTGTTGCGTCTTACAAGAAGAATCTTGTTCTGGCCAATCTGGTCATGAAGATGAACTTCCGCGGCAAAAAAGGCGATGTGATCCACATCCCAGCACCAACACGCGGTTCGGCATCGTTAAAAGTAGCTACTGACGCAGTGACATTGATCGCTGCTAGCAACACTGAAGTGCAAGTGACTATCGACAAGCATTATGAGTACAGCCGTTTGATCGAGGACATCGCTGAAATTCAAGCTCTGAACTCAATGCGTCAGTTTTACACTGCTGATGCTGGTTATGCTTTGGCGCGTCAAGTAGATACCAACTTGATTCAATTGGGTCGTGCATTTAACGGCGCAACAGTTGGCACCGACGATTATGCAACTAGCAACACAACCACCAAAGCCTTCATCGGTTCAAACGGTACAACTGCATACAACTCAACATCGTCTAATGCAGCCGCTCTGACTGATGCAGCTATCCGCCGCACAATCCAAAGGTTGGACGATAATGACACCCCAATGGATGGCCGCTTCTTTGTTATCCCTCCATCAAGCCGTAATACATTGATGGGTCTGGCTCGTTACACTGAGCAAGCATTCGTCGGTGATGGCAATGCAATCCGCAACGGCGAAATCGGTAACCTGTACGGTATCCCTGTATTTGTTTCGTCAAACGCTGATACTGGTGCTGGTAACAGCACTACAGACCGTATCTGCTTGATGGGCCACAAGGATTCAATGGTTCTGGTTGAGCAAGTTGCGGTTCGTTCGCAGACTCAGTACAAGCAAGAATACCTCGGTACCTTGTTCACTGCTGACACTCTGTATGGCGTCAAAGCAATGCGTACTGCGGCCACTGTCGGCGCAGCCCTGTCGTCTTCGGCATTTGCCTTGGCCGTACCTGCCTAATTAAACTCCCCACCTTCGGGTGGGGGTTTTTAACCTAATTAGGAGAAATACTATGGCAACAGCATCGGCAGTAACTGTACGCGCAGGTAACGATCAATTCCGTGGCCTGTTTTCTGATACGTGGCTGGTAACAGCTACACTTGACGCTGGCTCGTTAGTAGATGGCGCTGGCGAAACTGATGACGTAACCGTTCCAGGCGTTGCCTTGGGCGATATGGTCATTGGCGCATCATTGGGCGTGGATTTAGTTGGTTTGACTGTTACTGGCTACGTTAGCGCAGCCAATACTGTTAAATTCCGCATCCAAAATGAGTCAGGCTCTACCGCTGACTTAGCATCTTCAACATTGCGCATCGTTGTAGTTCGTTCATTAGCATAAGATTCAGGGGCTTCGGCCCCTGATTTTTTAAAGGTTGTTATGGCTACATTTAGATGCCTTCAAAGTGGTCAAATGGTTACGTTTAACCAGCCCCACGATATAGATAGCATGAAAGGCCATGCCGGTTATGTGCGTATCGACGAGTCCGAAACTTTAGACGATAACGACGAACATTTAATAGTTATGCAGCCACCAGAGGCGCAAAAACGGCCTGGGAGGCCGAGAAAGATAGATAATGTCTGATATCGATTTGCGCGAATTTGGCAAGCTAGAGGCTCAAGTTGAAGTGCTTCAGGTTGAAGTTAGCGCACTGCGCGAAGACGTCAAAAAGCTGTTGGCTATGGCCAACAAGTCTAAAGGCGGTTTTTGGGTCGGTATGGCTATTGCGTCGGCCATAAGTGGCGCTGCAGCGTTTTTTCTAGATCGAATACTTTTTAGATGAAAACTGGTCTTTTAACTGGCAAAAATTGCCCGATTGCAACGCAAGACATTTCGGTTAATCTCAAAAACCGTAATCATGCGTTTAAAGAATACGGTTATGGCCCACCCAACCCAGATGAAACTAATACAGTTTTTTGGGTAAGAAAAGCCACGATGTACAACGCGCCGACCAATACCGTCAAAGGTATGAGATGCGGCAATTGTGCGGCGTTTATTCAGACGCCGAAGATGATGGAGTGCATTGTTGGCGGGTTGGAGAAGGACGAAAACGAAGATGAATTGTCGTATGACGAAGAATTTGTAGCAGCGGCTGATTTAGGCTATTGCGATTTGTTCCAGTTTACTTGTGCAGCGGCTCGCACTTGTGATGCGTGGAAGGGCGGCGGCCCTATAACTAAGGATTAAGATATGTCAACATTTCAGTTAGACCCTAATCAAGTGGCTTTCGGTGTGCCAGCTATGGGAACTACCCAAGCTGCTACTGTCACCACTTCTAGCGTACAAATGACTGCATTTGGCGCAAACACTACACTAATTCGCATTGCTTGCGCCAATGGCCACTGCCATTTTGCGATTGGAGCTAATCCAACTGCTTCAACTACAACAAGCCCATTGATCGGCAATAATCGATCAGAAATTATTGCTGTAACGCCAGGGCAAAAGATTGCTTTTATTAAAGATGCCGCAGTGACCACTTCTACAGTAACTGTTACGGAGTTAATATGAAAAAAGCAACTGGAGCTAAAAAGGTTGGCAAGGTCATGGGCGAGTATAAAGCCGGTACGTTACATTCTGGCAAAGGTGGCCCTGTAGTGACAAATCGCAAGCAAGCGGTCGCTATTGCCATGAGCGAGGCCAAAATGCCTATGAGAGGCCAACGCACTGCTAAGAATAAGATGGGAAAAATGAAATGAAAAACGGACTCTATGCCAATATCAACGCCAAGCAAGCCAGAATAAAAGCTGGTTCAGGCGAAAAGATGCGCAAGGTAGGTAGTAAAGGCGCGCCAACTAAAGCTGATTTTGTACAGTCGGCTAAGACAGCAAAAAAGCCTAAAAAATGATTAAGCGCGGTAAAGAGGAATTTGCTGGCTATAACAAGCCTAAAGCGACTCCAAGCCACCCGACCAAATCCCATGTAGTTTTAGCCAAGGATGGGGATGAAGTCAAGCTGATTCGTTTTGGCCAGCAAGGCGCTACTGGCAGTCCTGACGGCACAAAACGCAATGAAGCATTCAAAGCGCGGCATGCCAAGAATATTGACAAAGGCAAGATGAGTGCGGCCTATTGGGCAAACAAAGTTAAATGGTAGCCAAAAGTAAAGTAATTTCTTTATAATAGGGGCGATGGCTTCTTCCCATTGGGGATAGGCAAAAGCTGGCTCTGTAAGGTTTGCGGGGAAGCGAATGACCTATCTTGAAATTGTAAATTCTATTCTGGCGCGATTACGTGAGCCGACGGTATCAACTGTCGGCCTTGATGCGTATTCGACCCTTATCGGCAAGTTCGTTAATGACGCCAAGCGCCAAGTCGAGGATGCCTACGATTGGAATGTTCTCGGCCAAGAAAAAACCGTTACTACCACATCCGGCACGTATGTCTATTCGTTGACCGGCGCAGGTCAAAAATTCCGTGTATCAAGCGATCCGCTAAATACGACTAGCAATGTCGTCATGAAAAATATCAGCGTGGCCGATATGCGTCAAAAGCAAAATTTCACGCCGATTGTTACTAACATCCCATCGCAGTATTGTTTTGAAGGGGTTGACGGCAACGGCGACGCACAAGTTCAGCTATATGGCCGTCCTAATGGCGTCTATATCATTAAGTTTTTCTTGACTATCCCACAAGCAACGCTGGCATCAGACAACACATCGGTGTTGGTTCCTGATGTAGTGGTTGAGCAAAATGCTTACGCTAGAGCGTTAGTTGAGCGTGGCGAAGATGGTGGGTTGAGTTTGTCAGAGGCTTACAACTTATATCGCTCTATGCTTGCTGATTACATTTCATTAGAGGCCACTCGCTTTCCTGAAACGCAGGAGTTTGTTCCAGTATGAGTCAAGCACTTGAACGATTTAGCGTTAATGCACCAGGCTTCTATGGCCTGAATACGCAAGACTCGCCATTGGATTTGGCGGCTGGATTTGCATTGACTGCGATTAACTGCATTCTGGACAAGTACGGTCGGATGGGCGCACGTAAGGGATGGACGAAAGTTAATACCAGTTCGGGCAATTTGGGCGCTAACGATATTGGCGTCATCCACGAATTGGTGCTTACTGGTGGATCGGTAACGACTCTATTTGCTGGAAACAATAAGATATTCAAATTAAGCGGCACAACAGTTACTGAGTTGACCTATGGCGGTGGTGGTACAGCACCAACCATTAGCGCCAATAACTGGCAGTGCGCATCGTTAAATGGAGTAACGTATTTCTTTCAGTCCGGTCATGACCCAATAATTTATGACCCAGCGGTTAGTTCTACAACGTACCGCCGAGTAAGTGAAAAGTCTGGCTATGCCGGTACGGTGCCACTAGGGAATATTTGCATCTCTGCGTATGGTCGTTTGTGGATCGCTAACAGTACGTCAGATAAAACAACGCTAACCTTTTCTGATTTGATTGCTGGACATATTTATACCGGCGGCACATCAGGCACATTGAACGTCAATAACGTATGGGCTAACGGTGCTGATGAAATAACTGGCCTAGCAGCGCACAACGGCTTTTTGTTTATCTTTGGCAAGCGCCAGATTTTGGTTTACCAAGGTGCGACAACACCTAGCACAATGTCGTTGTACGACACCGTGGTAGGTATCGGTTGCCAATACCGTGATTCAATTCAAAGCACGAACACCGATGTCGTATTTTTGTCCAACAGCGGTGTGCGCTCAGTTCTTAGAACCATTCAGGAAAAGTCAGCACCATTTCGTGACTTGAGTAAGAATGTTCGTAATGACTTGATGCAGTTGGTAGCAGGTGAAACACCGGCAAATATTAAAGGCGTTTATTCAGAAATAGACGCATTCTACTTATTGACGTTTCCAACGGCGGGTCAAGTGTATGTGTTTGACACGCGAAATGTTATGCAGGATGGATCAGCGCGGGTAACTACGTGGAACGACATTAAACCAACGGCAATGTATGCGTTACGCAATGGCGACCTATTGATTGGTAAGAATGGTTACGTTGGTAAATACGGCGGGTATCTTGATGACACTAGCACGTATCGAATGCAGTATTACACCAATCATGCCGACTTAGGTGATGTTGCTGTTACGTCGATTGTTAAGCGCATATCCATTGTCGCTATTGGTGGATCAGATCAGGTCGTTACTATTAAATGGGGCTACGATTTCTCTGAGAACTATTTATCTCAAAACGTATCTGTTCCAACCCAAGGCATTTCTGAATATGGCGTTGCTGAGTATGGCGCTAACGGCGTACCTGTTGCGCAGTATGCCGGTGGCATTGTGATTCAAAATTTGTTTTCTCAGGCTACTGGCTCTGGCAAAGTTTTTCAAACAGGCTATGAAGCCGAGGTGAATGGCTTTGAATTATCGATTCAAAAGATTGAGATTTTGGCCAAGCATGGCCGCATAAATTAAGGGGTAGGTAATGTCTGACTATACCAAATCGACCGACTTTGCATCTAAAGACGCGCTGCCATCGGGCAATGCGGCCAAGATTGTTAAGGGTACTGAGATTGACACAGAATTTAATAACATCGCGGTTGCTGTAGCTACTAAAGCTGACTTAGCCTCACCAGGCTTTTCTGGCAGCCCAACAGCACCAACGCAATCAACTGGTGACAATACGTCTAAGTTGGCTACAACAGGATTTGTGCAAGCTGCATTAAGCGCTTTGTACCCTGTTGGCTCAATCTATACCAATGCGGCGGTTAGCACCAACCCTGCGACGTTGCTAGGGTTTGGTACATGGTCAGCGTTTGGCGCTGGTCGTGTCATGGTTGGTCTTGATGCAGGAAATGCAGCGTTTGATACAGCGCAAGAAACTGGTGGTTCGGCTGACGCTATTGTCGTTAGCCATAGCCACACGGCAACATCAAGCGTTACCGACCCTGGCCACAACCACACAATAGGATTTCAAAATCACACAATCGATCAAAATGCTGGATCATCAGCTCTTGTCAAACAAGGCACATCAAACACAAGCACCGCAAGCACAGGCATTAGTGTTAGCACCAGTATTAGCACCGAAGGCTCAAGCGGAACAAACGCTAACCTACAGCCGTACATCGTTGTTTATATGTGGCGCAGAACGGCATGAGTGCAGTATTGGAAAATGTTGGCGGTGAGATTACTCACCACTTTTCGGATGGCTTGTATGCCAAGGAAGCGTTTGTCCCTGCTGGCACGGCCATATTGAAGCATACGCATGACTTTAGCCATCTATCTATTTTGGCTAAAGGCAAAGTAGCAGTAATGAAGGGCGACGTCATTGAAATAATTGACGCGCCAGCGTGTATAAATATTGAAGCAAACGTAGTTCATGGCATTAAGGCCATGAGCGATTGTGTCTGGTTTTGTATCCATGCGACGGATGAGAAAGACTCAGCCAAAGTGGATGACGTTTTAATTAGAGGGGAATAGTATGCCAATGGCCTTTGTTGCTGCCGGAGCAAATTTGCTCGGTGGATATTTGCAGGGCGAGGCGGCAAAAGATGCCGCATCTACGTCTGCTAGAGCGCAATTAGAAGCGGCGCGACTTGCTGCTGAAGAATCACGTTTTAGACCAGTTGGCGTTACGACGCGATTTGGCACTAGCCAATTTGGTACAGATGCTAGTGGCCGAGTAAGTAGCGCTGGGTATACGCTATCGCCAGAACTAAAAGCCTATCAAGATCGTTTGATGGCGTTAAGCGGTCAAGGATTGACGCAAGCCGAAGCAGCGCAAGGGATGTATCAGCCGCTAACTGGTGCGGCTACTGGCCTGTTTAATTTAGGTGGTCAATACCTAGCGCAGTCTCCTGAAGCAGTTGCGGCTCAGTATATGCAAAGCCAACAAGACTTATTGGCACCAAGTCGTGAGCGCCAATATGCGGAATTACAAAATCGATTGTTTAATACTGGTCGCGGCGGTTTGTCAGTTGGCGCAACAGGGATTCGTCCAGGCGGCGGTGCAGGTCTTAGCGCAAGCAATCCTGAACTAGAAGCGTACTACAACGCATTGGCTCAACAAGACGCCGCATTAGCTGGCCAAGCACAACAAGCAGGTCAGCAACAAGTAGCCTTTGGTTCTGGTTTGTTTAACCAAGGCGCTGGATTGTTAGGCCAGTATCAAGCCGGTCAAGTAAATGCGTTAAATCCATTTACAACGTATCTTGGCGGTGCTGGAACAATTGAAAGTTTAGGACAACAACCATTGGATATTGGCGCGCAATTAGGCGGCAGAAATGTCAATCAATCAGGCGCACAAGCATTGTTGCAAGGTGGTATTGGTGCTGCACAAAGTATGCAGCAAGCTAATGCGTATAGTCCGTTTGGTACTGGATTAATGGGTGCTGCTAATTCGCTCAATACCTACCAAAATCAACAACGACAAGATGAGCGATTTAATGCGATATATGGTAGAGGTGCGCCAATTGAAGACCGGTCTTTTAACCGCGATGATTATTTTATCTAATTAAGGAACAATCATGGCAAGCGAAATATTAGGGCTGTTTACATCGCCAGAAGATTATCAAATGAGGCAGCAACAAGCGCAGCAAAATCGTGCGCTTCAGTTTGCTCAACTCAACCCATTTGAGAAAGCTAGCTACGGCATCTATCAAGGCGCTGGTCAGTTAGGCCAAGCAACGGGCAGTTTATTTGGTATGCAAGACCCGCAATTACGCAAAATTACTATGCGTCAGCAAATGATAACCGGCGCTGGCGGCGCGCCACGTATTAATATGAATGACCCTGAGTCTATACGTCGCGCAGCATTAATAGCGCAAGAGCAAGGTGATCCTGAATTTGCTATATCGTTAAATGATTATGCTCGTAAAGCTGAAAGCGAAATGGCGTTAATTCAACAACGTACAAAAGAAGGTAGAGCAGCAGCTACGCCAAAAGAATTACAAATTGCTGGCGCTAGAGCAGAGTTAGAAGATACTGTTGCACGTTTAACTGTGGATCAAGCAGCAAACCCAAATAATCCTAACATCGCTAGAGCATTAGCTATTGCCAAAAATACTTTAGCTGGGCTGCCTATAGCTACTAAAACAGGAGAGGCAAATAAAGATATTGTTATCGCCGAGCGCCGCGCTGTTGCTCGAGGTTTGCAGCCAGATACAGAAGCGTACAATAAGTTTATAGACGCCGAGTTGCTTCGTTTAACTACTAAAGAAACCCCAGGAGAAAAAGCAAACATTAAAGAAATTGGTGTTGCTACTGGATCAAACGCGCCTGTGTATTTGGATGTAAATAACGACAAGCAGTTTATATACACAAAAGACGCCAACGGTAAACAAGTACGCCAAGACTATATCGGCGGCGTAGACCGTACTACATCCAAAGTTTCAGCTACTGCTAGTTCAGCAGGGGCAAAAGCATTCACTGAAAAGTTAGGCGCATTGGACGCAAAAGATGTTGCTGATGCTAGAGGACTTAGAGATAACTCTATAGCGGCGCTTAATACGTTAAATGAGTTAGCCAGATTAAACGACCAAGGGCTTATTAGCGGATCGTATGCTACTGGCCGCGTAGGCGCGTCTAACTTGCTTAACACACTAGGACTTATAAGCCCTAAAGACCAAGCAACATTAGCTAGTTCCGAAAATTACCAAAAGAAAGCTGGCGATCTTATCTTGGCGACACTTGGCGGCCGTTTAGGTGCTGGGTTTAGTAATGAAGACCGTAAGTTTATTCAGGGTTTAATTCCAAGTCTTGAAAATAGCGCCCTTGCTAGACGTCAATTGATTGATTTTATGCAAAAGAAAAATCAATTTATTATTGACGCAGCTACGGAATTAGAGGATTACGCTAGGGCAAATGACGGCCTCAAAGGCTATAAGCCAAAGATACCTTTAATAAACGCACCTAAAACTGGTGTACAAGCTATGACGGTTGAAGAAATAAAAGCTGAAATAGCACGTAAAAAAGCGCAAGGAAAATAACTATGGCTACTCTTGAAGAACTAGAAGCTGAACTGCGTAGTCGTGGAGAAACTGTTTCTACCGGATCGGTCATGTACGAAAATGAACCGACTAGAGGTGAGTTTTCTAAGTTTGCTGAATCACTTACCAAAGGTTCCGCTAAAGGTATAGCAAGTGTACTTGGTGGTTGGGGTAATCTGTATGACTACCTGAAAGAAAGCAAAGACCCAAACAGGTTTTCTACCGCAGGTATTGCTAAAGGCCTTAAAGACAAAACTGGCATAGATATATTAACTATCCCAGGGTACCGCGGCGCCTATGAGTTTGGTGAAACTGGCGCTCCTGCGGCTGCGTTTACTGCGGCTGGCGTGCCTGGATTGTTTAGACGCACTGTTCCTGGAGTTGTTGCGGAAGGTACCGTTGCTGGCGCAACAGGCTTAATAAGCCGAAGTGTTGCGCCTGATAGCCCATTGGCACAACTTGGTATTCAAATGCTGCCTTACGGCAGTAAGTTAGGCGTAAAAGTAGCTGAACAACGCATCACCCGCCCTGAAGGTACATTCCCGTCACCGGCTGAAATAGATCAACTATTACGTGTTGGCCGTTTGACGCCAGGCGAGGCTACGCTATTGCGTCAACAGTTGGCTACCGAAGCACGCGTAGAAGCGGCACCAGAGTCAGGCGCTATACCTTTTAGACGTGCGCAAGCAAGAGACGTTGAAGGGTTTTTAACTAAACTATTTGACCGCGCTGCGGGTAAAACTTTAACCCCAGGTGAGACTACTATAGCCGTTGTTGATTCGTTTAAAAACTATGGCAAATCACTGTCATCGCAATTACGCTCAGATGCTAGTAAAGATTTTAACGCGGCTAAACGCGCGGGCGGCTCAGTAGATACATCGCCAGTTATAGCCGCCATTGATGCGCAACTAGCTAGTTTGCCGCCAGAAGTAGCTGGTTTATCTAGCCTACGTGGAGCATTACAACGTATACGTGATGAATATGTAACCCCTGCCACTCCACAAACAGTTACGCCTTCATCTATTACTAGCGTTAGCGGTCAACCTATAGCTACTACAGTTACACCAGGAACCCCAGCAATTAACACTAGTATAGATATTGGTCGTCTACAAAAAAATCTAGCTGCTTGGGGCGATGCTGCTTATTCTGGCGCCGCCGATTTTGGTAAGGGCAATATTTTTGACGGAGTAGCGCCTGGCCAAGCTAAAGGTATAGCGCTATCAGTTCTTAAAGGTTTTCGTCAGTCGTTAGACGACGCTATTACTAATGGCGTCCCTGGCGCGGATAAATTAAAAACTGCCAGGGATAATTTTTCCAAAAACATACAGCAGATTGAAGACTTTTCAAACCGCCCGTTGGTTAAAGCGTTTGACGTACAAAATGTTAGCGAGTTAGTGCCTGAGAATGTCATGCAAAAGTTAAAAACTTTGCCTGATTCTCAGCGCAATATTTTAATTAACGTAATGTCGTCCCACCCTAACCCACAAGTAACTGAAGTATTAAATACTATACGGCGTTCGCAATTGGAAGACGTATTGTCGGCCGGTCGTAGAGGCTCGTCTAGCGCATCTGCATTAGAGCCAGAATTTGCTATTGATAAAACATTAGCGGCGATGAATAAAAAAGGTGATTTAGCTCAGTTATTTCCTGACCCTAAAGACCTTGGCGATGCGCGATTAGCTATGCAATGGATGAAACGAGTCTTAACTAAAGAATCGGCTTCGGCTCCTGGTGGCGTTGGTGGCGGCGCTGTTTTTGGCGGCGCTAGAACAGCTGGTTTAGGTTACGGCGAATCCGTAGTGTTGCGCGAAGCGGCAGCGTTGTTGCGTAATGTTATTGCTAGTCCTGAAGCGTTTTCAAACATAATTTTTAGCCCTGAAAATCGTAAAGTGTTAATGGATTTATCGACTAAGAAAACGCTTACGCAAAAAGGTTTGGATTCGCTCTATAACATTACTAAAGTGGGCGCTATAGGCGCCGTTCGTGCTGGCCCGATGATGGACACAACGCGGCCTGAAATGCGGTCATTACCTACGCAAGAATCTGTTGCTGGCCCAACTTTAGAAGAGCTGGAAGCAGAACTGAAATCACGCGAAGCGCAGTAAATGCCGTTAACGCTAACGTGCATTTTTTAAGAGGAAATTGCGATTGATCCACTTACAATTCTTGCTGCTGCAAAACTGGCTGCGAGTGCAATCAAACAAGGTTGTGAACTATACCAACAGGCTAAAGCTGATGGTATGGAGTTGGTCGATGCTTACGGTAAAGCCAAAGATGTGGTTGCTGACATTAGTAGTCATTTGGGCGGATTTTTCAAAGCGCATGAGCAACTTGAAAAGCACGTTCACGAGGAAGAATTAAAGACTAAGAAGGTGCGTGATCCTGAGCTATCGGTAAATCAGGAAGCCTTTAACAGAGTAATGGCTGTAAAAGAAATGCAAAGGCTAGAAACCGAATTACGCGAAACTCTCGTATATTCGGCTCCTAAAGAGCTTGGTGCGATATGGTCATCTTTTGAGGCTATGCGCGATAAGGTTAAGGTAGAACGTGCAGAGGTGCAACGTCAAGAGTTACTAAAGCAACAGGTGGCTAAATGGCGTCGGGCAAATATAAAAAGAAAAATCGCGGAGCAGATGACGTCAATTCTCGCGGTCGTGTTCATAATATTGTGGTTCCTATGGGTAATGATACTGATAAGAACGAGCCTAACATTCCGTGGAGCTTACTCATTACCGTACTGGTATTGTGTATTGTGCTAGTTCTAGTTTTGCCGGTCATGGGGATAGCTTATATGGATATGAACAACGCTACAGCAATGGCGATGGAAGAGGCAAGAAAAATGCGCGAGTTGCGCACTAAAATACTTTTAGATATACGGGGTGAATAATGCTTACAATCTTTTCGACTTTCGTTTCGTTTTTAATGGGTGGCTTGCCTAAGTTACTCGACTTCTTTCAAGATAGATCAGACAAATCCCACGAGCTAAAGCTGGCTCAGATGCAGACTGAGCGCGAGCTGCAACTAGCCGCTGCCGGTTTTATTGCGCAAGAAAAAATAGAAGCCATTAAGCTAGACGAGATCAGAACCCAGACACAATCTGCGGAGAAAGTCTCGCTAATCGACGCACAAAAAGCGGAGATGAATGCCATCTATGTCCACGACGCCGCACTTAGCGAAGGCACAAGCAAGTGGATGAAAGACCTGCGCGCTAGTGTGCGCCCAGTGATTACGTATGGTTTCTTTTTCCTGCTAGTCGGTATTGACGCAGTTATTGCGTACAAGGGCCTGACAACAGGCGTCGAGTTTACAGCGTTAGCCGACCAGTTATGGGATAACGAGACGCAAGCGTTATTCGCTTCGATTATTGCGTTTCACTTCGGCGGTAGGGCTTTTGGCAAATGATAAGTCCTAAAGCGCTTGAGATGATTAAGCATCATGAGGGTGTAAGGATTAAACCTTACCAATGCCCTGCCCGACTTTGGACGGTTGGCGTAGGCCATGTGATTGATCCTAAGCATACAAAAGTACCGTTTGAAAAACGCAGTTATCTGGAAATTCCGGATGGCTGGAACCGAACATTCACAATGGGAGAAGTCGATGCCATTCTTCAAAAAGACCTTGACCGGTTTGTTGCGGGAGTTCTGCGCTATTGCCCTAGCGCTATTAATAATCAAGGCTGGCTTGACGCTCTTGTGAGTTTTAGTTTCAATCTAGGATTAGGCACCCTGCAACGATCAACGCTGCGCCAGAAGCATAATCGAGGCGACTACGCTGGCGCTGCTGATGAGTTTATGAAATACACAAAGGCGGCCGGAAAAGTTTTACGTGGTCTTGAAAAGCGGCGCATCGATGAGCGCGCTATCTATCTAATGTAATTTGTAACATTATATTAATAAATATATGATATACATCAGAAATGCCTAAAAAATCAATCCCAGACGATTGTATGCCAGCGTGCGTTTCGTGCGCTTTTTTTATGTGCGAACCAAAAGAAGAGCTGGGTTTTTGTAGGCGCTATCCTCCGATGATTATTGAAGCGGAAGATGGTTACGATAGTTGCATACCCGTCACTGCCCGCGCTGATTGGTGCGGCGAATTCATACGCAAGGTGAACTAATGGCTACTAAAATATCGGATGATGATTTTATTGCGACATGGCGTCGGCTGCAATCTGTAACCGATATGGCTAATGAAATTGGGTTATCGGTGCGTGGGACTAACATGCGCCGCCGTAAGATAGAAAAAAATCACGGCATCATTCTAAATGCAGCAAGCCCACGCAGTCCTGATTTTAAAGTGTCTATACCTGAAAACGGCATTCGCGTTAATGTTGAGTTAGACAGTGGCACGATTATGGTGGCATCAGATTGCCACTACTGGCCTGGCATCATATCAACGGCACATCGTGCGTTCGTATTGTTTGCGAAAGAATTAAAGCCCAAAGCGATTGTGATGAACGGCGACGTTTTTGATGGCGCGTCAATCAGTCGGCATCCACCTGGCGGCACTTGGGAAGCCACGCCGACGGTTAAACAAGAACTCGAAGCCTGTCAAGACCGCTTATCGGAAATTGAAGCGGCGTCGCTTAACAGTAAGCTGCATTGGCTGTGGGGGAACCATGACCAAAGATTTAACGCCCGTTTGGCTGCGCAGGTAGGTGATGGCTTTAAAGGCATAGTCGGTATGAATTTGATCGATCATTTCCCGCGCTGGAAGTTTAGTATGTCGCTTATGGTTAATGGTAG